GGAATTGAAGTTTACCAAGTAGCTCCCATTTAAACCAAGCCGATTGAAGCCGCTCTCTATCTGTCTGGAAATAACGATAACCCCATACAGTTGTCAAACCTTTAGCTGACAGCAGTACCATTGAGTTATCCTTTGATTCACCAAGTAGATTCAACTCACTTGGCATTAGATCAGATACTGGTTTACTGACTTCATTAATATCAGACTCTCTGTTCCTACTAACACTTGTCAGCTCAATTAGCCTTGAACGTAGGCCTGCATTACTAACAAAAGCAATAGTAGATCCAAGAGAAATAGGCGAGATATCACCGCTATATCTGTACGTACCAATAGCACTAAACTTAGCAGTATTAGGACCAAAGACTTCTGAATCAGTAGTAAGTAGATGCTGTTGGTTAGGACCAAAACATAATAGACCTTCACTTACTTCAATAGCATCCAATAACACTGAAGGCATTGTTGATGCAGATGTAAGGTCAATAGGATCATTATCTACTTGGGCAAGAGCAGAGCCACTCCAGAAATTAAAGTAATCACCTGGACGGGATGCAATAGCATTCTCCCCACTTAGGAAGGTAAGACGATTACGGAAGAAGACAATCTTGTTGATGTAGGATTCAACAAAGGTAGGCTTAGGATTAGTTTCATCATCACCTGCTTCCCTGGGATCCCAGTCAATAGGTGTAACAACAAATGTACCATCACTTTGACGTACCATTTGGTGCGGCATACTATACCTGTTAAAGGTGACTTCAATACCTGGTTTTACTGTTTCAATCCAACTACCATGACCATCTACACCAGGAATCTGTGCTTCAAATACAGCCCAGTAGTCATCATAATCACTATCTGTATTAGCAACTTTAACAATATATCCATCCTTACATTGAGTAGGTAGTGTGGATACATTATTAGTTTCATCAGTTGTGATATTCATCAACTGAGTCTCAGGTGTAGTAATTGTAAATACCTTTGACGGGTGTGTAATATATACACCGTTACCAATGATCTCTACAGCATAACCAGTAGTCTCAGTTTCAAGTTCAGTCTTGATATCATTAAGGATGCTGGTAGCAGTAAGAGTGACACTACCGTCATTAGTAGTAACAGTAGGGAAGATGGGAATAGATGTACCGAGACCTTGTTCATAGTAGGTCTCAACCTCTTCTACAGTAATTTTGTAGGTTTGGCCTGCCATCTCACATTCTACGACATCACCAACAACCCAGTTCTCACCACCAAACTGTAAGATAGAAGTAGTTACATATTTACAAATGTAACCATTCTCTGGTTTATCTGGGTTCTTTAATTCAGGTGTACCTCTTGTCTCCAGTTGTACAACAAGGTTACCTTTATCTGCATCAACACCACCACCACTCTTAATGATATCATCACCAGTAAAGGTGAATGATTGGATATCAGTTAAGAGGCAAGTACCATCACTATCTTCCCATGTACCTTTGTTAACACTAACTTGGGTTACTCGGGTATAGGATACTTCAGTTACAGCTGTGCTAGCTGTATCTTCCCATACCGTCATAGCATACTGCTTATTATACGCTACTTGTGATAGCTCAATATAAGCTTCAGATGCACGTACAGTAGAGGTATCAGAAGACATAGAAGTCTTCACAGTTCTGTTGGTAAAGAATGTGTAGTCATTCAAAGTAAGGATTTGAATGTCATCATCATTACCATGAACAAGATAAGGTAAATAGTAAACAGGTTCTGCTTCTACAATCTCTGTATTGGTAGCATCAACCGGAGGATCTTCTAAAACAACAGAATCAGCTTCAAGAGCTTGCTCGTATTCATTAGTATAAAGACCACAAGCAGCTGCAGCATATTCATACTGCTCTCTGTTATAAGTCCTAGTTGCTTCTAATGTACCAAGCTCAGCTTTGATAACATCTAACTCATCATAGAGATCATCTAACCCAGTAGTATCTGCGTCCCTGTAGACTTCATATTCGTAGATGTTAGCGTCATAGTACTGCTGACCAAAATCAAAGAAGTCTGCATCTCCAATAATAGCAGTAACATTTACTTCCTTTCTCTTTCCTCTGCGTACTTTATACCCTGCAGGAGGAGTTGGTCCTATTTCAATATCATCTCCAGCACTAGATTGTCCACCTGTTCTACCAGAAATAATACCTTCATATACTCTGAAAATATCACCACCGAGATCATCTACATTGTAGTAAGTATCTACATCATTGACTTGATCTTCAAGGAGATTAATCTCATTAAGTTTAATATCATACTCTGATTCTTTAGTAAGATATTCTGTCTCAGATGTAAGGTATGCTGTTACTGCTGTGTTAAATGCATTGATATCACACAACGGGTAAGCTGGTAGGCTATCAGAATCAACCTCTGGTGTTTCTGGATAACTAGTGCTATAAGGTGTCTCACTATAAGTAACAACCCTAGGCAGACCATCTAGTGCACCATATACTTCTACCGTACCATCCCTATTTACTTTTGCAATGTATTGCTCAGTAGGATCACGATAGATGTTAAACCACTTACCATCTTGGTGTGCAGCAAGCGGTTGTACAAGACGACCACCAGGACGTTTAATAACACCTTTAGTAATATCAGGGATAATATTAACAGCATCTCTCACAGTACCTACTGGTTTTAATTCATCAGGTTGTTGAGAGATACCACCAATAAACCCAGGGATCTTTTGAGTAATACTTGTCATAGTCTATTAAGAGCCATGTAAGGTTGATATGAACGATACGCAGTTTCAGAAGGTGTACCAAAGATTGTATAATCACCTTGGTTACATTCATATTCCATACATCCTGCTCTAGAGAATGCTTCCTGCATAGCAAGCATTTGCATCAACTCTTTATTACCAACAAGTTGAGTAGCTGCTCGAACAGAAGCACGATAAGTAATATAACGTTTGAAGACTTGAGGAAGATCAGAAAACTTAAACTTCCAAACAATATCTACTTCAACAGGATTTTCAAAAATATCAGTATGATTCTGTTTATCATACAGCCTGCCATTACGCTTAACAACATCCGTATCACGATAGATCTGTCCCTCAGAGATATCCATCTGGAGAACATTATCAGGGATTTGGATATAACCATTAGAATCAGGAATCAATTCGTAGTGATTCTCTGTATTAAATACCCAGCCCTCTGTCTGTACATCAGTGTTGCATTCCTGCAGTAGTTGATATACATAGGAAACCTCAGGGTTGTCAAACTCTAACTTTGTAATAGGTGCTTGACCAATGCTCCCCAGGATTGAGTTCACTGCGGAGAGTTCGGTCTCGGTGTTAAATTGACTAGGGAGCATTTTATTAAAGAATAAAAAAAAGGGGACCCCGAAGGATCCCCAATAGAACATTAATCAGCTACGATCAATAGCAGGAGCATCACACTCAACACCCGAATATGCAAAACGCAGATTCTTGGTTTCAGAGTAGACAGTAGATGCAGTCACAGCAGAGCCATAACCACGTTGGGTTTTAGCTACCGACTTACGCACAGCGGTGTTGCCACCACTAATGCCACTGGTAGCACCGGAGACACCATTGTTACCGGCAGCAGTTGCAAGATTAGCCATTTGTTATCTCCATTAAATAGATCAAACAGCCTGCAGCTCAATAGCAGCAGCAGGGTTCAGAGTACCAGCACCCATGGCCAGACGACCCACGATCACATCACCTTGATACATGGTCTTGACATCAGCACCAGTGGTTTGGATCTGAGGACCAATAGCTTCCACAACAGCAGCAGCATCACGGTAGTAGATCAGACCGCAGTGAGCAGAGAAGTCACCGCTGTAGTCGTTGTTCTCACCATTCACACGGCTAACAGAACCAGCCATGAAGGGCAGGTTGTTAGAACGACGAATAGAGATACCAGCGATCTCATACAGGCCTTCACCACTGTTCAGGTTGCCTTGGCTGTTACCGTAGTCACGGTTCAGGATGTTAGTGTCAACCTGAGACACGAGAGCATAGTACTGACGAGGAGACAGCACAGCGGTACGACCTTGCTTAGGCAGGTTCTTCTCATCGAGAATAGCAGCAGCTTCGAAGAAGGCATCTACGATTGCCTGAGCATCGTACTCCTTACCAGCACCGAGGTTGATGATCGAACCACCGGGCTCAGGACCAGGAGCAGCAGTGATCGGATGAGCTTCACGAGCAGCCTTAGCAATGGTGCGGAAGATCTTCTTGTCATAAGCTTCAGCCAGAGCGTGGCCGATCTTTGCAGAGATCTCAGAACGCAGGCTGTAG